ACAAATATACAAACTTAGAAGGCCAGACTTATGAATATACTGGTTTGAACAGATACAATCAGATTATTGAAGTTTATTTTGCAGATTTTAATTATTCCGTCGTAAAGCGTGGGGCAACAAATCATGACCTTTGGAACATATCGGTAACACTGGAAGAAGTTTAAATGTTTGAAAGTACCGACCTAAAGAACCACTTTGAAACATCTGGAACAATACAAACAGAATCACTAGTTCTGGCTGAGTGGAATATGAATATGCCAGATAATATATTTAAACTTGGCAATTATAGATATAGATCTCAAGAACAAAACTCACAATTTCTAACAATACCAAATACATTTGATAGCGCAGATGCTGGATTATTTTATACTGGAGCAACAGATGCAGATGTTGTTATTGATGGAGGGTTTGAAAATAACGGAACACCACAAACCTTTACATCTATAAAAGAAAAGAATAAACTTCTTTACTCATTAGAAGATTGTATCAAGCCATTTAGACCAAGGTCTGGTATTAATAAGGCAGTTGCTTTTAAAGGTAAGTTTCTATCAAACTCTGGCAGTGATCTTGCTAGAAGGCCAAGATATTACATAGCATCACGTTATGATCAATTTAAATATTTTACATCTTTTAGAACTGAAGACGGTATTGAAAGAGGTATTGCTAAAACCATAGTTAATGGCAATTACTACATAGATGACGCTGCACCATTTGTGGTCTATAAAGAAAATGTACCAGCAAACCGAATTATTGTAAAGATGCAAACCAATGTTGGAGACATAAATCTAGGAGACTTTACTGATATATCTAGAACTTTTACAGATCCGTTTTTTGGCAACGCAAATAAAACAACTCCAACAAGATGGAAAATTCAATCTCTTGAAGAAAATAATTGGGTAGACGCTTATGTATTTACTGAAAATGATACTCGTGATGACGGATCTCCAATCATTACTCATGATGGCTATGTTGAATTACAATATAGAATAAAAAACATTCCGACTAATTTTAACGATAGTTTTATTCATGTTGAAACCATTTCTTCATCTACACTTCTACCAAATGAATCAATAAACGGATATTCATATCTAGTTGTCTCAAATGTAGGAGATGTTGGAACTTATCATGTTTGGAATAGCACTACTGAAACATATGACACATTTACTCCTGTTTACGGATGGGTATTAGGAAGTGAACAAATTGATAATAAAACAACATTTGTTACAGACTTAACAGATCCATTATCATTTCAAGAAACAACAAATGGACAAACTATTTATAGAGAGTTTCAAAATGTTCGTGGACTAAGAATTGTAGTAGAAAGAATGAATAAGTTTGATTCTACCTTTGACTTAATTGAAATGTCACCAAGATTAGTTGTTGACATATCTGATAAAACAATAGAGTATAGTATTAAAAAAATTCTTTCTGATCTTGGAACATCTGCTTTACCAGTAGGGCAGTTGCTTGCTTCAACTGGAAACATATCTTTGTTTGATGATGACCAAGCGTTTAACGACAACAATACTACTAGCATAGTTAGTGATTATGTTCGTAAGAACATTAAGTTTAATTTTTACGAAAAAATATTAAATGTAAGCGGATTTGATTATTGGGTTCCAATTAAAACACTTTACTCTGATGGTTTTCCACAGGCAGATGTTACTGCTGGAACATTAGAAATATCCTTAAGAGACTTTTATTTCTTTTTAGAATCTATGCCTGCCCCAAGAATGCTGGTAACAGAAGTATCTCTTAGTTATGCAATTAGTTTAATTCTTGATTACATTGGATTTAGCAACTACGCATTTTATAGAACAACAAACGAACCAGATCCAATCATCCCGTATTTCTTTATTGCTCCAGATCAAACGGTAGCAGAGGTATTAAATCAACTTGCAGTGTCTACACAAACAGCAATGTTTTTTGATGAATATAATAATTTTATTGTAATGAGCAAAAACTATATGCTTCCAGACGTAGATGACAGAACATCCAACATAACGCTATCAGGATCTAACAATCAATCTGTCAACGGCATTGTTGAAAACGCATCATCTGGTACGCTTCCAAATATTATTTCAATTGCATCTCAAGATAAAAAAGTCTATAATAACGGAAAGATTAATTACACAACTAGATATATTCAAAGATCTTATGGGTCTATTCGTCAAGCAAGCATGATTGATATAGATAAAACTTGGATTTATAAGCCTTCACTTTTGTGGGAAGTATCTGGAACAGATTCAACTAAAACAATTAATGAGGTTGCATCTAAACAAGGCAAGTATGTTTTAGGAGCAATGCCTTTAAATTCTGACCTTACTGCATCTGCACCAAGTGTGGTTAATCGTAAAATAGTTAATAATGTTTTTGATCTTGGAGAAAACGTTTATTGGCTTACAAGATATCAAGGATATTTTTATTCTAATGGAGAAGTTATTAGATATGATGCTGCACAATTTAATGTTACCCTTGCAGTTTGGTATCCAATACTATCAGACGGCATAAATTTAAATGAATCTAAACCAGAAATTGTTCTTCCTGGAAGATTAGCGCCATCAAGCGTTATTGATGCTTTAGACAAAAGAGTTGCAAATGGAGAAATTACAGAAGCGCAAAAAGGTGAAGAAATTCAAGCATGGAGAGTTTCTCATAGGCAAGGCAGTAGTAATGTCTGGATTACTAATAATCAAGAGTATCAAAACTTTTTTAGATCATTACCATTTAATGGAAAGATATATCCAACTGGTTTAGTGAGAATTTATACCGTTCCATTTTATGAAGAAATTGAAGGTGTTACTCGTTTACAAAATGGTGCAGTTTATGAACATGGCCGTGCTCAATTTGGAACAACAATAACAAGCCATACTGCTGGTATAGATACCTATTGGTCAGATAATACTTATGTTAGAGGCTGTGATATGGAAACTCAATATTTATTTACAACCACTTTGCTTGAAGATATTTCTCTACCAGCAACTACAACTGGAGCAGCAGGAGTTAGTAACTCTAAAGCCCAACAGACATCAAGAGGTGGAACAATTAAAAACTTTATGTCTTCAAGTTATACAACGGAGACTCCAGTTAACTCAACCATATCTCCAAAAACTGGAACAATTCAATCATCAGCCTTGGTAATGAATGGACCAACTTTTGAAACAAATGAAACCCCAATTGACTTAGTATCTTATGTCTATAAAGAATTAGATAATTCCTATAAACATTTTGGAACAAGAATGCGTATTATTGGCAAGATTGAGAACAATGAGCGTCGTAGTCAAACTCCAAATGGAAGCACAACATACTATCAGGTTTCTGGAGTTCAACCAGATCAGCCAGTAGCAATAGGTGGTGGCTCAGGAGGATTGGCGGTATTGCTTAATCCAACAACCAACAATGGATATTATTTTGAAATTGCTGCATTGACAAGTGATAACATAGAATCATACTTACAATTAGATAAAGATAATCAATCAGATATTTCTATTAACAATGTTGTTTTTTACAAAATTAAAAAAGATGCGTCTAACAATAACGCAATTCCTGTAAAACTTTATGGCGGTTTAGCAAAAATTACAGTTGATGATGGTAGATTTACTGGTCAGTACAGGATGGCTGGTGAGGAAAATCCGACGGTATATGATTTAGCCGTAGAATATCAAGACATAGGAAAAACAAGAAGATTCTATCTATACATTAATAATCAATTAATTAAGGTTGTAGACGACACAGATCCACTTCCAATCTACAATAATATGGCTCCGTTTGTTCGTGGTTCATCTAGAGTTATGTTTGAAAATATTTATGCGTTGTCACAGAACTATTCTCAAAATACTGTCTTCACAGTTGGAGAAACCCTATCTTCTGCTTTTGGCGATAACGAGATAAGTGCTAGCGAGTCTTTAAGAAAATATGCAATGAGCGGTATTGTTCAGGCAACTTACTTATCTGGAATTAGTGCTCAGCAACCACCTAAATACAATTTATACTTTGACGAGTTTGGTTCAATAATGAGAGAGTGTGCTTACTTTGATGTTAAGTATGATCGTGCATACCCCGCACTTTACGCTAAGTTATCACCAACATTTAATAACATTAAAGGTTATGTCTCATCTGGTTTTTATGCAGACTCATACGGCGCTGAGTTTTTAATATTTAATGCTACAGACACAGCCTTAAACCTTGATGAAACAAGCGGTAACTATCTAAGAATTCAAGGAGTTACATTTACACAGGATACTACTCACGAGTTAACAGTTGATGAATACTTTAAGAAACGTAGTAATTTCTCTAATCCATTACTAACTGGATCTTCTCAGATTGTCTCTCCGCAAGTTGAAAAGCAAAGGTTTGATGAAATTAAAAGAAGTAGAATGATTTATGGAAACAATGAGTTTACTCTTGATACTCCATACATACAAACACAAGATGATGCAGAGAATCTAATGGGCTGGATGATAAACAAACTCATGGTTCCTAAAAAATCAGTTGGTTTAAAGATATTTGCAACTCCAACAATTCAACTTGGAGATATTGTAACAATTAACTATAAAGATTCTAATAATCTAGACTTAGTTACTTCAGTTGATTCTAGATTTATAGTATATAATATTGAGTATTCAAGAAAAATAAATGGTCCAGACATGACACTTTATTTGGCGGAGGTGTAATATGGGTGCCTTAGATTGGGCAAACTATGAACGACAAAAATCATCGCAGTCTGACAACACAATTAGCACTGCAATAGATGCTGCAAAAACAGCAGAAGCAATAGCAATTGTTGGAGCAGAGCAAGTAGCAGCAAGAGGTGGAGTAAACGCCCAAGGATATTTTAATGATGTTCCTGCATACCAACAGTTAACTGCAAATGAAAGAGCGTCTGTAACACTTTCTAATGGAAACATAAATACACAGGGAATGCTTGCAATTTTAAATAGAAAAGAAGCAGAATATTTTGGAAGATCAGCAGACTCTGGAGTTATAAAAGCAGAAGCACCACCATCTGTAAGTATTACAGCAACACCTCCAGCACCAGAATCAGAAATGTTTTCTGCAAGAATGTTTTCTGCTCCACCAGTTAAAACAGCGACTCTAGACATTATTTTATTTGATGAAGAATCTGTTCCTACGGATGGAATGTTTGATCAGATATTTGAAAATATTGGCGGTCAAGAATTAATTAGTATAACTAGGTCTGATATCGTTAATGGACAAAAAATATCATACCAACCAATCAAAAACCTTTCAGCCATTCAACAAAGGTATAACCCAAATAATATTCTTAGCCTACAACAAACCGCAGATAAGTTTTTTGCTGGATTTTCAATAAAACTAGAAGACAAAATTCCAGAAACTGGCAACGGTACTAATGGAGAAAACATATACCTTAACGCAACAGGAGACTTAATTATTGAACTTATTAACGTAAATCCTGATGAACAAGTAGAGACACAGATTAGCGTAAGTGGTACAATATATGAAGCAGATCTTGGAGACTACACCTCATGATAACTAATACTGGTAAATCTATTATTGCAAAGTATTTACTTGGACAGGCCCCTGCCTATGCCTCGTATATTGCTATTGGTTGTGGTGCTACTCCACTAGATACCGCCGATGAAATCGGAGATTATTCAACAAAAACAAATTTAGATTTTGAGATGTTTCGTGTTCCAATATCTTCTAGAGGTTTTGTAAACGAAGACGGTGTAGATAAAATTGTTCTAACAGCAGAACTACCAACAGAAGAAAGATATGAAATATCTGAAATTGGAATATATTCTGCAGGATCTAATCCATCTGCAGGAGCATATGACAGTAAAACAGTATTTGCATTTACACAAACAGAAAACTGGCAATATGTAACAGCAGCATCAGCAGTAGCAATTGATACAGAATCTGCTGCACTAGATGCTCCAAATTATGACAACGTTATTGCTGTAACAGATCCAGTATTCCAAACAAGCGCAGATAATCCAATATTTTTTAAATCACCAAGAGTTGCAAGATATGAAAGGCCAAGATTTTTAAATAATATAATTATGATAAAAGGTAATGAGTCTGATCTTGATATTGAATCTGATAGTGGTCCAACACAAGATACTTTTGCAATTGGAGCGGGATCAAATTATATTAGATTAAGCGGAGCAACAGTTGATTTTACAAAGAACTCTCCAACAGATGAATTAAGACTAGCATTCTCAATAATAAATAGAGATGGAACATACGGCGCTGGGACTCAACCAGAAAGAGCCAGAGTCTTAGTTTCATTTGAAAATACAAGCGGAACAGAGTTTGCAAGGCTTGAAGCAGAAGTTGCTGATGATAGCAGTGGCGGACAATATGATTTTGCTACAGAAAGATATTTTGTTGTAAAAAAACAACTTCAAC